TAAAACTTCTTTTATTGGAGTGGTTTGATCCTTTAATGCCTCCATTGCCATTTCATTTTCGATATAAACATCCCCAATCCAACCATGTTTACCGGCTGGCAAAGTTACCGATTGACCTTCGAATGTCACCGTAGTAGCACCGGTCTTTGGAAATGATCTACCATTTACTGATGTATCCAATGCAGTTCCGGATGGAGCACCGGATGGATTTAATAAAATAATATCGTCCAAATAATTGTAACAAGTCGAATTAGGAATAAAAATTCTTTCATCGGTAGAAAAAATTCTAGAAAATCCACCAATATAAGTGTTTGAAATGTCTATTGAGAAATCAACATTAGCCGAACTTAACTTAATTCTAGCTGCATTCATCAATTTAATAAATGCATCAAAACTCATAAATTTACCCCCATTGATTGGATTATCAGCATCAGCTGCTTCAAAAGATTTTCCCTTAAATGTCAAATTACCACTAAACCATCCTTCACTAGTTTCCTCCTTTGCTTCAGTAACTAAACTTTCATTATAATTTATAAAATCAGAATCATACTTAAATGTATCTTCTATTTTAAGAGTATTATTATTTCTTAATTCATCAGGTAATTGATCGTAACAATACACCCAATTTAATTTTCTATTTCTACTTTGTTCTAATGATGCTTTACCATCCGGATGGCTTAATGGTTTTATAGGTTCGGCAGTTGTTGTCGGTGTTACAGTTTCTCCACTTTTTCCCATTAAAATTTCTCCTAACGAAACCATCTTTACATCAACATCAAATTCTAATCCAGATATAGTTGATTCTCCTCCACCGATTATTCCAACGAAATTATCATAACAACCTTGATTGGCCGCTCTTATACTATTTAATTCAGCTGCATTTCTATTGTATTTTTGAACAGTACCCGCACTTACATCAGTTGGCCCAATTGCTTTATTTGTTCTAACTGAATAATTCCAACCCCATTGAACATACACACTTATACCGGGTTCTAAAAAATTTTGTTGAATCAATCTTAATTGCTCCGGTGTAAAACATTTTATTTTTAATGTGCATCTCCTCAACGTTCCCCTACTAGCAAAATCCACAGAGAAATCCGTTATGATGGGATTAGGTCTATATCTCCATTCAGAAGTATTACGATAAGCATCAGTTGAACTACCATCAAATAAAGTTGAATACGAATCAGTTCCTATTGAATACCTTCCTTCTAAACTTGTTGTTGCTTTAATCCAAGGCACTAATTTTGATAGCTGAACATTATTTTCTGATGATCTAGCCCTTAACTCACTTACTATATATGAATCTATACTTTTATAAAAAGGAAACGCCATTAGTATTGATTTATTATATCAAATTTATTTTTCGGAATTCTTAATTGCAATCCTGCTTCTAACCCAATATTTACACCATTCAAATTATTAGCGGTAGCGATAATCCACCATAAGGAACTATCTTTATAAAATTCATTTGCTAATAAATCTAATCTATCAGTTTCTTGTGTAATAATGTATATATCATCATCCTTTTTGGGAATAGTTTTGGGTATAGATGTCTTTAACACCTTTTTACCATCATCCAATCTCTTTATATTTTTTAAGTTATATCTCATTACATTACTTTTTTACCGTATCCATAAAGATTGAAATCAGTAGTAGCTTTTGTTTCTATGAATGTAAGTGTTGTGGTTATACTTATAATTTTAGGTAATTTATAGTTATCCATATTATAATTACCATTACTTACCTGATTTCGTTGTATTTCAGTATTTACAATATTTGAACGTTTTAAATTTTTATCATATATCTCATTTCCCTCAATTCGAGTCGCCCTAGCTGGATACACTCCAGATGCATCAGATTGAACATCTAATCCAAGTTCACTAACCTTTGCACCTTTACCATTTTCTTTTGAATTTTCTTCACCATTTAAAGCACCACCGTAAAATTTCTTGCCAAATTCAGTATTATATGTTCCGGCTTTTGTCTTTAATAATCCACCACCTAATTCCCAAAGATTTTCTGCATCTTCTATTGAATATGATAAACTATCAACAAAACAGGCTTTTTTGTTGTAAATATTTCCATATGTAAAATATAATAAAGTAGGTTCTACTATACCTGCATTGTATTGATATGGATATGTGCAATGAGCTAAAAATTCCAATCTTCTCCACATCATTACTAATTCAGCCTGAGACATTGAATAGGCCTTTAAGTTAAAACTTACCTTTCTTTCTATTCCGCTATAATTGTAAAAACTAAATGGTGAACCTAACATTTTTGTATTTTCCCAACTCGGAGAAAATTGTTCGTTAAATCCTGTCATTGTGGCTCTGAAAAAGACAGATGCACCATCATTTACTCTTTGAAATTTTAATGGTATTAAATCAACTTCATCTAATGTTCTACCATTATATTTTATTGTCTTTAATTCAGATTCAGCTAATCTTCCAGTTTGATTTAAAATATCTCTATCTGAAAATAAACCTCTTCTGTTATCTAATTTATTATCATATACTTTTTCAGTATTATTATGATATGATCTTTTAGTAGTATCAGTCGAGTACCTATCTTTTTTCCAATTATTTTTTAGTAAATAATTAGGTTTAATAAATCGTAGAATCTCATTTTCTTGAAACTTTTTCTTTTTTGCTTCATCGTTTAATTCACTAGCTTTTCTACCAAATGAATAACCCCTATCCGGTGTATTAAACTTATCAATTAAATCTTTTTGTGAAGGCTCTCCTCTTTTTTGGTGAGATGTATTTTGAGATAATTGGAATCCATATACGATTTCTCTATTTGCAAATCTTCGCGGTGTTCCAAATAGACCCCCATCTACACTTCTATCTAATCCAAAAACAGGTGAAACTTTTGATATATCGAATGATTGTAAAGAACCTCCTAATGTTAAATCCTTCATCGAATCAGAATATGTTCCTCCGTTCTCATCTTCGAAGTATTTTTGATTAAAATTATCTAAACTTCCAGATGTTACGGGAATAACTCTACTACCCAATAATGCACTTCTTATCGCACTCTTTGCTAAATTAATTCCTTTTCCGAATGATTGTTTAGCCAATTGATTCGGAGTTCCCGCACCAGTATCTTTCAAAAATCTACCTAATTGTGACCCTCTGGCATCTTTTCTGATTTCTGCTAAATCAATCATTTTATTAGGAGTTCTTCCTTCCTTAAATTCTTTTGTATTAATTACATAAGTTGGAAAAACATTCTGAGGAGTTCCTAATGTTTTATTTACAAACCCAATTCCTTTTTCTATAAACTTTCCTATTTTACCTAAACTGATTTGTTGATTAGGATTTTTAGAAAGTTTCATTGCATCAACATCAGATGTTTTTTGAGTTGTAATTCTTATTATTTCAGTTCCGTACAATGTCGGTGAATTAACTAACCTCATAGGTCTCAATCCACTCAATTCCTGCTCTAATGCAGTTTCTCTTAAAGGATCAAATCTCTTTTCAATAGAGTTTCCTAATTTGTTTTCTCTATCAATAAGAAATTGACCTCTATCAGCAATATAAGAAGTTGCCTTATTTTGAGGTATTTGTTTATTCTCTTTAGAAGATTTAAATAATTCTAATATTGTAGGCATCTTAATTAGGTTACTGGATTTTTACTTGCAACACTTGCAATTTTAGATGTAACTAATTGACCATCTATGTACACATTTCTATTTGCCATAAATGCTGCTTTTAATTCTCTTAATTCAGCAATAACTCCTTCCATAGAAGTCCCTCCACCTTGACTCACCGTATCTGCTAATGCACCTGGATTTTTTGTTGCTATTAAGAAATCATCCGGTGAAGTAGAAATTACATTACCACCTGGTGAAATAACACCATCTTGTACACTTTCAGCTTTTGTAGTAGCTCCTTCGGTTTGACTATTCATTGCAGCTGCTCCAGCCGCAATACCACCTATAATTGCAATTGCACCGATACCTAATGTTAATGCAGACATCGTACTAATTGCTGCGATGGCAGATGTTATTAAACCTGCTGCAAATGTCCAAACTGCTGCAATACCAGCAAACAATGCTCCTAATAATCCAATAGCCAAACTAGATACGGTTGCAATTACAGTGGGTAAAATACTAATAACCCATATCGCTGCTAACGTACCAACTAATCCAACAATTGTAGCCATCACAGGCCCCATTTCTTGTAATTTTTTAACCATTCCTCCAAAACCATCTTCTACCAATGCCTTTACGGTACCAACCAAATATCCTATCGGAGAAAAAACAGTTTTAATTAAAGAACCTATAAAATTTAATGTTGGAACTAATACACCTGCTAAGAATTTGGCCACTTGTGATAATCCTATTAAAAACATCGATGCCATTGGTGCAAACAAATCGGTAAATGCCGTTCCGATTGCACTCATACTATTTTTGAGTGATCCCATAGCATCTTGCATCTTTTGTTGTTTAGCCAATCTTTCAGTTTGGGCTTCTAAATCTGCTTCACTTACATCTGCAATATCTTTACCACTTGCAATTAAATCATTTGCCGCTGCCAATCTTGCATCATCTAAACTACCAAACTTATTATAAATTCTTTGAGTATTCATCAAAGTATCTAATTCTTGACCGGTAGCATCTACTAATGCCTGTTTCTCATATGTAGACATCTTACTGATATCTCCAACACTTGCCAATTCTTTTGTTAGTTCTTTTTGCATTCCTAACAAATCTCCGGTAAATGCCAACTCTCTAGCTTTTGAAAAATCTAAGTTAGTTCCTAATAATGCAGATGCTTCTAATTCTTTTGATATACTTTCTTCAAAGTCTAAAAGTTTATTAGCGCTTGCGGTCATATCTTTAATAGAAGCACCCATTTTAGCTGCATAAACTGCTGCTTTTACTAATTCCTGTGGTGAACCTCTAAAATATTGATATGCTTCTCCGGCATTTTCTGCCATATCTTTGATTACCTGATCAGGAGAAACTCCAACCATATTGGACATTTCTACCGCTGTCATGGTTAATGATGTAGCAGCTGCTTCAGAAAATCCTCCCATATTTTGGAAAACCTTATTTACTTCTGAAGCACTTTTTGCATTCACACCAAAGTTTTTACTCATTACTGCTAATGCCGCAACAGTACTTTCTGCGGGTATTGACATCCCATCCATTGCAGTAGTAAAATCACTCATTATTTTACCAACATCTTCCGCACTAACACCTAATACTCCAAACTTATTACTAACATTTTTAATAGTGTATTCAAGTTCATGCAAATCGGCAGTAGCTAATCCTGTTGTAGTTTTAAAATCGGTTGCAGCTTTTTCCAAATCATGCATTCTATGCCATCCCAATCCAATTGCGGCACCAATGCCAATAATACCGATTGCAATAGGCCCTAACATTCCGGCAAATCTCATTGCCAATTTTCCAGCATCTCCTAATCCTGCTTTTATACCACCAAAAGTAGCCTGTGAGAAACTTTTTCCACTAACCAATGAAGATTCAAATGAACGTTTAAAACTCATTTTAAATTTATCGGCAACTAATCCAAACATTCTTTGTGATTTTTCAGCGAATGGATGAAATGCATTTTTTAATTTTTCACCGATAAATGGTATATCTCCTAATCCATGATCAATAGCATGAAATACATCATGAAATTTATCCTTTACACCATCTACAACACTATTTACTCTTCCTAATATTTTTGCCGCATCTTGCTGCTTTTGTAATATACCCTGTAAAGCAGTTAATTGTAATTGATAATTTTTTAATAACTTTTGATTTACACCAAAATTTTGAGAAGACATATTATTTGCATTCTGTGTTAAAAGATTGATAGCTGCTTGCAAATCTTTCTCATTTTGTAAATCGCTAATTATATCTTTTGTAAGAGATATTTGTGTTGAAAGTTTTTTGTTTCTCTTATCGGTTTGAGAATCCAATTCTGACAGGGCATCGCTCATCTTTCCCAAAAGAGATTGAGTCATTCCAAGTAATTCATTATATTCTTGTTGTGATTTATTTTGATGTCCGTGTTCTGCCATTTATTATAAAATAATTAATAGTCTAATCCTAAAAATTTTCTTACATCCGTTGGTATAGATTTTTTTACCAATTCTTTATCTCCTCCCGATATCTTTTCTATTCTATCTTTAACATCTTCTACACGCTTATCAGCATCTTCTACTGCTTTTTTTAATTCTTTATCATTTAATAAAGCACTTTTCACTCTATTTACAAAGAATTTAGCCAAAAAATTACTCTCGTTTAACCACTTACCATGAGTTTCTTTGAATAATTTCGCTTCCGTTTTTGTGATTTTCATTTTAAAATAGTTTATCTCTTTTATAAATATCATATAAAATAAAATGAGAGTTATCTATTAACTCTCACTTTAGATGGGGTTTTTGGCATTGATGATTTTTTTACAGCTTTATTATTAGCCTCATTTTCTTTCTTTTTAGCATCTACCAATTTGTTGTAATAAAAATTTCTCAAATGTATTGGCATATTGTAGATTTCAGATTGAGTGAATCCACCATTACCATAATAACATATATCAAAAATTTGAGAATGTAATATTACTGAATAATTAGATGGAAGGGTAAAAAAACCCTACGCCCATAGGAATCGGGCGTACCTCCTTTTCTCCACTCTCGGGGTCTTCATATTCATATTCCATTACTATATCTGGCTGAAAGGTTTTTATAAACTCTCTCAAAGCTCTAGTATCTCTTGTTACGAATTTATTATTAATAAAATCTATAATACTCTTTGTATCAGTTTTTCCATCAACTTCAACTATGATGAATCTATATCTAGTTGTTAATTCGGCACTTACTCCACTTTTATTCAACTTAGAAAGTGCTTTAATTTCCTCATCGATTTTTTGCTCATCACCATGTGATAACAACTTTATCACTAAATTATAGCCCGATGGGGTTTTGAAATTATATCTATTATCTCTTCTTAATATTGATGTATCTATTTCCTTTGTTTGTACTTTTGATAAATCAATTTTTACCGTTTCCTTTTCGTCTCTACTATTTAAAATCTCAACTTCATATGAAGGACCATATGCTAAGATTCTTGTTGCTAGCATAATAGCGTTTTTATCACCAACTATGATATCAGCTGGATTAATATCCTTATCAACGATAATTGATTCGAATAATTTATCTAAAACTATTCCTTTTTTAATTAAATTTTGTGATGCTAAAATTTCTTCTTCTTTAGCAGTCATATACTTAATTTCAACCGTTCCTTTTGATAGAGGATTAGATTCGGGATAAACTTTACCTTCTGATGGTAATGATATAACCTCCGTTGGAAAATCGTATTTTTGTTCTTGCATAATAAAACTATATTTTGTATATAGATATATATAACGTTTTTTAAAAATAAAAAATAGTAGAGATTACTCTCTACTATTTTACACATTTACTATTTTAATTCTACCTTATGCCGCTTCAATTAAGGAAATCGGAACGATAAACACACCCCCACTCTTTACACTTAAAGTGGCTTTGGTTCGGTTAATCTTATTAATAGATAACTCCTTACCAGCCAACTTAGGGTGATTTACCCTAACATTCATACCAACTCTCAACCCCACTTTTTTCTCTAATGAAGCAATGGTTCGTTTTTGTTTAATTAAATCCACTACTAACGAATTAATACTACGCAATTCTTCAATTGATAATTTTGATAATTCTGAATAGTTCATATCTTTTATATTTTAAGTTTTAAATTTTATTACAAATACATATTAGCTTCAGCAGCCCAATTCTCATTTACCAAATACCAATAAGCATTGTTTAAGTAAATAATAACATAACCACTATCATTCTCATCTAAACTAATGATTCCTTTTTTAACCAACGAACCCAACGCACCTCTAACACTTTTGGTTGAGATTCCTATATCCTCACTTATATCTTTCGCATCTACATCGGAAAAACCCGGTTCAGCGTACAACATTGAAACATAAGATTCCATTACTTTAAGTTCCAATTCGGTTAATTCTACATCAATCATATTTTTCATAACTTATCTCTTTTGATTACATAATAAAGGTAGTAAATATATTTGGATTTTCCAAGCATTTTCTCATATTTATTTTTAATCTCTGGAGTAAAATTTCAAACTCATTATAACATTATCAGGCTTTGTAGCCAATACATCCTCTATATGTTTATTAGCTCTTTCTCTCGCTCCGAAGTGTCCAAACTCCATCACATCATAATAACCAAGCGTTACCTTATAGAGGTGGGTAGGGAACTTACCACTACCATAGTGTACTCTATGTTCAATGTTACTACGTTTTACATTTGGTAGCTTCATCAACGAAGTGATTCGGTTAGAGGAAGCATTGACGGTGAAGAAATCGAAGTCGTTCATATTTTTAGGGGGTTAGGGTTATCTCTCATCTCTTATTACATAGTAAATATAATAAATATATTTGGATTTTCCAAGCATTTTGTAAAATATTTTTAAAAATTTTTTATTGAAAATCAATCAGTTATGACAAAAAAAGGGATACTTTTTGAGTATCCCTTTTGAAATGTATATTGAGAGTAATTAGAATTCCAATATTGCGTAATCGTAAGTTAAAGTTACGGTAATCATTGCCGGGTCAGTTGCATTCGCCCAATCTAATTCACCAAAGTTAGCTTGCGATATAAATGCTCCTTTTAATTTCCATTGTTCAATCTTATCACCTACTGGCCCTAACATATAGAAATCTACATCTTTTTTGTAAAATTCAGCATATCCATCTCTACCTGTCAAAGATTCGTGAGAAGTTCTTACCCACTCCATTACCGCCTGTGCTCCTGATGGAACAATTGGGTCATAAAGAGTGATTTCTAAATCTTGCCACTCACCTTTACCTTTTAACTGTCTTTTGATGTTGATGTGGTCTAATGTTACCTTTTCAAATTGAATTGTAGGTCTGTTACCAGCCTTTACTAAATATGAAGGGATACCGTCAACTTCGAAGATGAAACGATTCTTCATCTTTGGTTCGAAGTTCGTATAGAACATCTCGTTAAATTCTAATACTTCTGCCATGTTATATTAATCTTTTATATAAATATTACTTTTATTCAAATTATACATTAAATGTTGCTCCTGTCGGTAGAATGTTGAAATCAATTGTAATGAATTCCGCAGTCTTTGCAGGTTGTAAGAAGATAGCTCCAGCTAAAATGTTTCTATCTATTACATCTGGTGTATTATTTGTTTCATCCATAACCACTCTGAACGCGTATAAACCTTGTCTTTGTTGAACACTCTCTAAATAAGGGTTTACAGTGTTTAAGAATTTACTTCTAGTTTGTGCAGTATTTTGTTCGAATACTAAGAATCTTGATGTTGATGCTACAAACTTCTTTAAGTTAATTAACAATCTTCTTACATTAATTCTATCTAATGCAGATGCTTTATCTTGTAAAGTTTTCTGTCCGAATGCACTAATACCTTGTCCAGGAAATGTTGCAATTGGGTTTACTTTACTTTCGTATAATGTATCTCTTTCAGATTGCGTTAATCTATTTACTACTTGCACAGCTCCACTAATTCCACCTCTATTCAAACCTGCTGGTGCGAACCATTCTGCACCCAATCTATCATTTTGTGCAAATGTTCCTGCCATTAATACTGAAGGTGGTACTGCTACTAATTTATTTGTATTTACATCAATTGTTTTAATCCAAGGGTAGTAAGTTCCGGCATAGTTAGTATCTTCTCCTGCTGCCTGCTCAACTACTTCAGCAATTGTCGCATCTGCTCCAGCGAAATCAGCAATATAGAATACATCTTCTCTCGTTTCACAAACATCAATTGCTTTAGTTGTTACATAAGGATGCCACTGTCTTATGATACCAGGTGTAATTAATAAGTTTATATCAAATTCATCCTGATTTGAAATGGCGTTTAATGCTTTTGCATATGATACTGAGCCTGCTGCTGTTGAGGTGGAGCAATCAAATCCTTGTGTATTAGTCCCATTTATATCTGCTCCCTTTTTAATTGTTACAGTAGGGTTTTGTCCATTAAATCCTCCCTGCAAAGCCACAACAAAGTTTCTTTCTGCGATGTGAATTGAATTATTTGTTTCCGAAGAACCTGATGTTACATTAATATTATATTCATTTGAAACTGAATTAGAACCACTACCATCTAATGCAAACACTTTATTTGAACCCGTTGTTGTATTTGCAGGAAGAGGTTTGAAATAGTTTTTATTATTTGTAATTGCGTAATCAATACCACTAGAGAATACAGTTGAGTTTAATGATGCGGAAGTGTAAGTTACAATTGGGAATCTAGAAGGAGTTGCCACATTAAATGGAACATCGTATCCAGCATGTCCAAATGGAATCGCGGTTAAAGGATAAGTTCCTTCATCCGCTGCCTGCACTCTTATGTATTTACTTCTATTTGAATAATTACCATTTTCAGTAATCTTTCCATTAGCATCGATTGTAATAGTTCTATCACCGATTCTTCTAGCTATAAAGTTTGGAGAGGTAGGATCTAAATTTAGATTATTGTATTGTTCTAATACACTCTTTCTCTTATCAGTATCAGCATAAGCTCTAATCAATAAAGAGAAAGTTCCAAAATCAGTTCCATTAGATGATTTTATATTACTGATTTGAATTTTAAATCTTGTATTCTCACCTTCGCCATCTGCTAATGTATGTACTTTAAATAAATTGTATCTATTACCATTATATGTTTGAGATAAAATCCAAGGTGTATTTGCTCCACTATATGCAGGTAAATCAGCAGTTCCACTAAAATCTTGTGTGGATGCTGATGCGAAACTTAAAGTAATTTGTGAAAGTGATGCCGCTCCAAAACTAGCACTTAGTGCAGAACCAGCTTCTCTTATATCGAAGAAATTATATGCATATAGTTTCTTTCCGAAAAATGGAGTTTCACCGAATATATCATCAATTGTATTTGAATCTGCTTTAATAACACTAGCACTCACTGCGGTCAATCCTGATCCCGATACTCTAAAAGCTCCATTAACACCACCTTCTAATAAAGGTGCTACATCATTTGAACTTGTAGCTGGTGCCAAAATAGCTATCGATGCCGATGTTGAACCAGAAGAGGCAATTACTTCATAAGCAGTAGTTAATGAATAACCACTTACTCCCGCTACTCTTACTACGGTTACAGCACCTGCATCTCTAAGATAGTTTTGAACCGCATATCCGGTATAATAATCTTTAGGAGTTCCAAAAATAGCCTCATATTCTGCTTGTGTTTGGATTAGGGTTGGTTGGAATGCTGGCCCTTTTTCTGTCGGCCCAACTATCGCCGCACCTATTTGTGATATACCCTGTGGTAAGAAAGAAAGGTCGTTTTCTCTCGTAAAAACACCAGGTGATACAATTTTTTCTGCCATATTAATTCTAATTTAATTTCTTGAGTTAATCTTATAATAAATATTAAAATCCACAACGAAACAACATTTATTCGTTTGTTGGTCTAAATTCTCCGGTTTCCAAATCTATTGTTCCATTACCATAAATTGATTTAAGTTTTTCAAATACTTCGGTTTCTTTCAATTTCAAAGATTCTAAACTCTGGTAATAGGCTAAACTCTCCCCTTCCAATTCGTTGATTTTTACCTGAATCAAACCGATGTTAGCATACAAAGTAGTGTATTCACTTCTGATTTGATTGATTTCTTGTAACTCTTCTTGCGATAACTTTTTAACTTCCATTTTTGTGCGTGTTTATATAATAAAATGTATATGTATAAATATTAGGTTTTTTCACTAACCACATATTTATACCTATTTTCGGAAAATATTTCTGATTATTTTTATCCGTTTCCTGCTGAACCGAATGCCGTTTGTAATCCAGCGAAGTTTAACTTAGCCCTAGCATAGATTGCAGTTCCACTTTTGTAATCGTATGTATTAGAACTATATGAAGATACGTTAGCTAAGACACTTCCAAATCCACTATCTGATGCAATTTGTATTTCATAAGAATAGTTCGCGGTAATTGCAGTTGAACCAGGTGAAGTTACTGCATTATTTGGGGAAAGAGTTAATCTTCTATAAGTTTCACCCCCAATAGTTACGGTTGATACTGATACGGTTGGTGTGGTTGAAATAGAATACCCCGCAAATGAGTTTGCTCCCTTATTATGGGTTACGAATCCATTTACTATGTAAGTATCCACTTCTTCAACGTCTATTGAAACAACCTCTATTGTAGTGTTTTGAACGGTATTTGATACCACATTTACCTCTTCAATACTACCATCTAAATTTACTTTAATAAATCTATCGTTTTCTTGAATTAATCCTAATGGTTTAAATTTGTAAACTTCTTCGTTTATATCAAAAACCATCATAGGGTGTTCACCATTTCCTTTCACCGAACCGCTATCTGTTGTTACAATGTTCCATCTATCCACAAATGTATATGCCACATCTTTAACATATGAATCGACCATTATTCCACCTGCGGTATAATAAGTCCAATCATAAAAGTTAAAATCGGTAAGGGTATCAACATGCGGTGGGTAGTAAGAACGAACTATATCACCCTCTACTAAATCACCCGCTTTCTTTGTCGTTCCATCTGCCATTAAAACATCTTCATCTAAATGTAAACACAATCCACTCGCACCCGCATAATCATCTACATTATAAACAGTCTTATCTTTTACGGTATCATATCCTGTTGCGTGGTCATTAAATGTATCCCTAAATCTTACCGAAAGTGTTCTCGCAGTAGGTGCCGCCAAAGTAGACGAGTTTCCTATTCCATTCGCGGTTACGGTTGGATTATATGGAGGATTTGCTTGAATTGAAAATTCTGCACCTACTGATAAAGACCAAGTAAAGTTATTAGTTACACTACCTATACGGCTTAAAAAACGACTACCTGCATCAGTAAATCCTAATGTAAAAGTTTCACCGGTAGATTCTTTAACGTATGTAAATCCACTTATTGAATCAACCGAATCAATACCGAATTGTGACATTGCTATTGGTCCTGATGTAGTTCCTGCTGCAGAAGATAGTGAACTTGCAGCCGCTGCTGTTGCCACTTTAAGATTTCCTAATGAAAGGGTATTTCCATTTACTCTAGGCATTGTATATATTTAATAATTTTGTTTTCCAATTTGTGCTATCACTAAACTTATTTATGAGTTGCGATTTTAAAGAATTGAACTCTTCAACTTTTTCCTCATAAGATAATTGTATGATACTCTTATAAATATTTACAAATTCTCTTTTACTATCAGCTCTGAATTTATAATTTATATCAACACACCAATCCTCACTTAAAATAGGTAACTTTCCCCAATCCACATTCTGAAATATAGAATACCCAAATGGTTCAGCATTAAAAGCAGAGTGTGAAATTCCCCAATCCATTTCATAATACCTATCACTATATTCGCTCTCAAATTGAATCTTTTTTAACTTCGAAAAATCTAAATCGTATTCCTTTTTCCAAGTTTTTTGAAAAGGTCTTATATTCGTAAACATAAAACCTTCTAATCCATCTAAATAATGTGGATTTTTTCTTACTTCACATCTTGAAGTAAATCCTATTTTATTTGAATTTGATAACTCTTTATTTTGGATAAATTGGTAATAAGATGGTATCGAAACATATCCTTTAAACACATCTTCATGCAATTCATACAATCCTACCCACATTTTATTTTTAGCACCAACTAAAATTTTATTTTCCCATTCCTTCGAATAATGTGGTATCCAACCAAATTGTAAATCCGATAATCCACTTTGAACATAAACTTTAGATAAATCATTATGAATTACATAACTCCATAATTTATCTAAATTTTCTTCTATTAATTCTAATGGTGTATAATGAGCATGTAGAATATTTAATCTTCTACATTCTCTAAATTTTTCTTCAAATATATCTTTATGATTCCCACTTTCATCGTTATACCAATAATGTTCTATCGGTATTTCAAAATTAAAATCAATTGGTTTGTTTCTATAAATAAGTAAAACCGGTTGAGTGTCTAAGTCTTTACTTATTTCACTCAACCAATTATTTACCCAAATATCTACTCCGGTATTGATTTTACCTATTCCTGTGGTAAAATATACATCAAACATTTATTATAAACCTTTTTGTTTCTTCAAATTTTCAATTTCAACTTTCATATCGTTGATTTGAATTTGCTGTTCTTTTATACCTTCAATCAATAAAGCGACTAACTTATCATATTTAACTGCCTTATATCCACTTTCTCTTGTTTGAACTAATTGTGGTAATACTGCTTCAATTTCCTGTGCGATAACACCTACATCATTTCCTTCATAACCATGTTCTATTTTATTTTCCTCTTTCCAATCAAATGTGTTACCACTAATTCTATTAATTTTTTCTAATGGATTTTCAATAGGTTTTATGTTATCTTTAAATCTCTTATCTGAAGATGAATAAGCCACAACATCGTTTGTTGCATCAATTCTACCAGCGGTAGCAGATGCGGCCATCCCAACTCCTAATGAGTTAAACTGAACGTTTGATGAAGTTCCTACTGCTTGTCCAATTGAAATTGTTACGGCACCGGTTCCTGCGCTTACACCAACTCCCGTCCCAGCTACTGCTGAAGTAACACCGGTATTTGTAATTGTTACTGCTCCGGTTGCACCACTTACTGAAATACCTGTTCCGGCAACATTAGAGGTTACACCCGCATTTGATAAAGTTACTGAACTTCCTAATGATACGGCTCCTCCACCACTTAATCCCGTTCCTGCGGTTACAGTCACCGAAGAGTTAGTAAGAGAACCATTACCTATATTTGAAAGTGTATTCGATGCTCCACTAATTGTTTTATTAGTAAGAACTTGTGCCCCAGTCAAAGTAGCAACAGTTGAATCGATTGAAAGAGTTCTTGTTGTAGTTATATCACCCCCTCCTGTCAAACCTGTTCCTGCACTAATAGAAACCGCACTATGGTCAATGTGTCTATTCGCTTCATATCCCGTTGTTGAGTTATGAGCCACTTGTGATGAACCACTAAATGCCCCAATCGCATTACCAATTGTTGCCGCAGTAATCGTTCCACCCAATGATGTTGATTGCCCCGCGATTGTGATTGAGTTATTAGTTAATCCAATTGTAGGAGTTGCTCCCTCACCACTATTGTTTGAAAGAGTTATATTTGTTCCCGCTACCAAACTTGCTACATAATCACCGGTTGTATCACTACCCAATGCTACTGAATTCGCTTGAATTGTCGCAACACCATTTGATGCAATTAAAACGTCACCACTAATTCCAGAGAAAACTTGTGAAGAACCTGATAACACATTATCAGCATTCAATTTAGTTTTTACTCTTGTATCAGTATAGTATTTGTTTGTTACACCTTCAACCAAATCATCAGTATCTACCGATGGTAAAGTTGTTATTTGTGCTGAACCAGAGAATACACCTGTTCCACTTAATATAGTAGCCGCGGTTATACTTCCACCTAATGCAGTTGAATTTCCTGCTATTGTAATCGTATTGTTTGTGATTTGAGTACCATTGATTTGAGAAGAACCTGATACTAATGGTGTTACAGTTGAAACTATTGATCCTGTTATCTCAGTATTTGAATTTATAGAAACTTTTGTTCCGGTATCACTAATATTACTATCTCCTAAATGTTCAGCGTTTACCGATTTTACTAATCTATTTGTGGTAGGATATAATTCTGAACCTAAAGAATCGTATGATTGAGGCCCCATTAACAATACTGAAGAAGTAATTGATGCCCCAGCTACTGCCTGATGAACATATATCCATTGGTCATTTATCGAATCAAATAATAATGAACCAGAAACTTGTGGTGATGACCCACTATCAATTACTGATAATCCACCAAAACGAATAGATGGATTCAATGCATTTACTTTTACAATATTTGTCCCAACATTTAATTCAGATGAACTAATATTTTGAATTGAAGATGAACCTGCAACAACTAAATCTTGTGAAATATATAATGAACCGGTAATTACTTGATTACCCTGAAATATATTACTTCCGGTTGTTGCATAGCTTCCACTTACCCCTTCAATAGAATTTAATCTACTATCTTGCGAAGCATTTGTTACAGCAACTGAACTACTTAATGCATTTGGTATAGCGGCAATAGATGAACTAAATGCTGAATACCCTGTTGTATTTGAAATAGTTACTTGCGAAGAACCACTTATTACACTATCAGCATCTAATTTACTTTTAATAGTAGTGTTGATAGATGATGTGAATGAGTTTAATGAAGCAGTTGAGGTATGAATAGCACTAATATTTGTATTATTAGATGCGGTATATGAATTTAAACTTGCAGTTGAGGTATGAATCGCACTAATGTTTGTATTATTGGATGCGGTATATGAGTTCAACGAAGAAGTTGCAGTAAATAATAAAGTATTTCTACTATCCTGTGATGCAGTATAAGAATTCAAACTTCCACTTGCAGTTTCTAATGCATTAATTCTCAAAGATTGACTATCGTTAGTTCCTGCATTAGAAGAAGTAAATGAATTAAAATCACTTCTTATACTTCCGCTCGCAGTTTCTAATGAACTTAATCTATTATTTTGTGTATTATTATTTGAATCATTAGATGCAGTATAAGTGTTTAAACTTCCCGTTGAAGTTTCCAAAGCATTTAATCTTACATTTTGTGCATTTTGTGC